TTATTTTTCCAGTCCCTTTCTGCAATGTTCACATAAGAACTTCTTGGCAACAGGGAACATCTTCTGCCCCACATATCCGCTAAGATACTGCGCTTCCTCTCCATAAGGATCAATCCCGCAAGCCTTGGAGATATGCCGGCACAAATGACCTTTTTCGTGATCCCACGAATTTTGAAACTCTTCGGGAGTGGAGGTTAGTGAGATAACCATTACTGTTTCTCTTCTCCTGTAGTCCGAATAGGTTAGACCGGTATTCATTCTGCCTTCAGTCAGATTGCGATACGCACGCTTGAGGGAATCCCCCCTGCATCCTATACGGTACAGGTCCATAATGATCCGATCCGCCCAATAGGTGTGTACCGCATAATACACTTTGACGTGCCAGTCCCCATATTTTGGTATGTAGAACTCCTGAACAATCATATCACATCCGACCAGATTACAGGAATCCCTTTACCTATACAGGTGGCAAAGAACTCGTCAAACGCCCTGCAAGGATCGCCATCAATATCATCAAGGTAGCACTTTATATGCTTGCACAAATGTGCCTCGTCAACCAATGATTTTTTATAGAAATCCGCTTTCAGCATGTTTGCGACATAAGCAACGTCATAACCCTTGTCGTGCTCGATGGTAATTCCGTTCGCTTTCAGCATATCGTCCACTTCGTCTTTGCTCCACGGCTCCAACTTTTTTTCTTTACCCGTGGTTTCGTCTTTCACTTTCATTTTTGAGACGGCCCATTCATAAAGTTTCTTGCTGAAATGAAAGCCGTATGCTTCCAGATATTCCCTCATGCCAGATGGGAATCTGCTGTATGTATCCAATCTCTGTTCCATAACCTTTGTTTAAAAAGAGGGGCATTCCACCCCTCCACCATTAATAAAACTCACCGTTGGCGCGTCTGCGTCTGCGTTCTCCCATGTCATCCATGCGGGGATATTCAGGGAAATAGCCGGGATACCTGCGTTCTCCCATACCTGATCCTGAATAATTTCTTCCGCCATCACGGAAGCCCATGTCTCCATGAATCTCTCTCATGGCCTTTTCGTAACCGTGGCGGCAGCCTTCCTTGTAGGCTTCTTCCACCTCGTCACCTCTCATACCGAAGCCGCGTCCGTAATCGTCACGCCCTTCTTCTAATATTTCCCACATTCCCATAATCATTTCTTTGTTTTGGATGTTTCAACTACTCCGAGCTGTTCCATTAGCCGTTTGTTCAATTCCATAAGGTCAGACATGTTCTTGCTCATTTCCGCCATTTTCCCTTTCAGAGAGGATATTTCCTGCTCCTGACGTTGTTTCTCGGCAAATTCAGGGTTCAAGAGCGTAAGCATCTTGTCACACCCTGCAATGACGGAATTGTGAAAATCCATGCTGTTGATGATGTCTATGCTTTTCTGTTTCATAGAAGCGACCTCGTTATTCATCGCATCACGTGAGCATGACACTACGATATTGCCGTTCTGTCCGAAGTCGGCTATATCCATGCCGGCAGGAAGATTTTGGAAAGTCGTGTTCTGCCCGTTGATACAGACAACAACATCCACAACCATTTCCATTTGGGGCAACCGTCCCATAGGGGATGCCATAGGATATTTCGGCTTGGGAGCGGAAACGCTGACTACCGGGCCGTATTCGATAAACGGGTTAGCATCCTTATGAAGTATATATAACTGGTTATTGGTACGAAGTGATTGAAACATATTGGTTTAATTTTAATAGGGTGCCAAGAAACCCGGCACCCGTGTTAACTACTTGCTTTTGCTTGACATTGCTTCTGCCGTTGCAGCCGGAGTAGCGGTAGGTCTGTATCCGCCATTAACAAGGAACAGCTCGTTGGTGTATTTGTTATAGTGGATTTCATAAATACCGGTTCCGGCAAGGTTGGCAACCGTAATAGGCTCGTTGTTGTAAGCTAACAACGGTCTTGTATCCCCGTTGGTCCCTATCAATATAGGCAGCGTGGCAGTCGTGCCGGCAGGGATCGCCTGACGAAGATTGACATAGAACCCTCCGACATAATCCCTGTTGCGGAACGCATGGTTAGGAAGCTCCAAAGTCACATTCTCAGTACCGACTGTTACAGCCACCGTAGGAAGAGTGTTGTAATTCACTCTGCCAAGGGAGGGAAACGGGAACGGAAATCCTGTAAAAAAGTTAGGCCACATATCTACCTCCTTTCTCACCGGATTAACCCCAGTAGTTATTGCAACCGCATCCGTAACCACCACGGCCATATACAGCATCACCTGCATAAGCACCGTATGCTGCGGCACGATATGTATCCACGTTCACACCTACAATATTAGGGTATTGTACCGGGACAGTGTTAGGTAATTTACATTTTATACCATCAACATCGCTCTGCAATGCCTGCAATCCGGCTGCTAAAGGAGCGATCTGTTGTCCTACCGCACTCAGGATAGTGGCGTTCTGGTTACGCTGAGAGATTTCGGCTGTCAAAGTAGCCTTTTCCGCAGTAAGAGATGCGATCTTGTCCTGCAATGCCTGATTCTGAATAGCGTCAAGTTTGGCAAGGATGGCATTCGTGTTGGCTGTCGCACCATCACGCAATGACAATGTGTTCTGGTTAGCAGTGTTGACTAATGTGTTAGTCTGGTTGCACATTGCAAGCTGGTTCTCGTATCCCTGTGTGGTTACAAGCTGTTTCATGTCGCAGCAACAGCTACAGATCTGAGATGTCAGAGCGTTGTTACCTTGCATGATCGCAGTGAGGATACTGTTAGTGTTCTGGCCCATTTGGTTGCCGAGACCGCAGATAGCCTGTGATACAGAGTTAATACCGGCAAGGATTTGGTCTGATGATGTGTTCACAGCTTGTGCTAATGCTGCAATGTCGACACCGTTTCGGTTAAGTGTCTGCATGATCATTTCTCTTCCTTCGTTCGCTCCTTGGTTGTTGTTGCCGCCAAATCCGAAGTTCCCGTTACCGAAGATGGCTGCAATCACAATCAATGCGATGATGTCCTGAAAACCGCCATTGTTTCCGAAGAAACCTCCGTTTCCGTTTCCTCCCATCAGCCCCATCAGATAGCCAGTGTCAATTCCACGGTTCTGCAAGGACGGAAGAATGGACGCAAGCAGGCCATTGTTTGCGCCGGTTCCACCGTCTTGGTTAAAAACATAAGTTCGTTCCATAAGTATTTGTATTTTGTATCCGGTCAAAATCGACCGTGCACAAAAGTATATAGATCATAACTCATGGAAAATCAGTTGTTTCCCAACAAATTCTTTATATCGTCCCAATATATTCTCATCATTTTCCCACTCTCCATCCTCTCATGGAAATTGGATATCATGTAGTTGACAGCACGTTTGGTCTTATGGATATGAGCGGCTATTTGTGAAGGGTACATACCGCTTTCGAAAAGAAAAAATACAAGAAGATACCGGGCATCCACTGTCTCCATATTCTTATCAGACGATAATATTTGGTCTACAGACACTTCTGTTTCTTTTGAAACAATATTAATTATTTTGGCAAAAATTTCGGACTTACACATTGTGGTTTAAATTTTTGTTGTATTTTTGCCTCGCCAATCAAATAAAATCATGACAAAAGCATACGTAGGAAATAAGTAAGGATATTACTACCCCTGACACTTATCTACGTATGCTTTGTATACTTTAAAGTTTGATTGGCGTTAAACTTCAAGTGTCGGGGGTTCTTTTAATTCTGCCCCCCTGAAAGAATTACTTTTGTTAAATGAGTTTTTCTATTATACGCCACGCTTCTACCTGTGGCATTCTGGTTGCTATTTCATCTTGCACCTCCCTTCTGTTGATTACCATATTCTATAACTTATTCCTGCGACAACCGCAGGAGAAAAACCATCCTTACCAAATCCATAACCGGCAGTTATCCCCAGTCCCCATCTTTTAGGTTTTATCTTAACCGTGTGATAGATGTCATTCGTTACTGTCAGTGTTTTGGAACAAACATAGATACTATCTAGGTTAGATCTGTAACCACTCACATAAGCGATGTAATCACTATCTCTGTATATCTTCTGCTCAACAGGAAGAATTGTGTCTCCTACATGGATTGTATCACCATCATGCCAACATAGTATTGGGGAAGGAAGATAATATTTTACAGTATCTCTCTTTACAATGATACTTGTACTGAACACCGTATCCGTTCTTGCCTCTATAACTGCTTCGGGGGATGGCTTTACAAACCATCCTAAACCGAAAGCGAGTACAATTATTAATATATAAGGAAGCCATTTCATATTATTGTATTTAAATAAGTACCAATAGCAATGCTATCGCTACCGCAATCCATATATAGACTCTCTGTTTCATCCCTCAAATTTTATATCGTTGATACGGTTCATCCAACCACGTTTGAACTTGTTGTTTACTGGGCGTTTCCGGCATATATCCTCAATGAAATCAAACCGTGCAATCTTGATCTGATCAAACAATTCACGTGGATTACGGGAATTTACTGCGGCGAGTGTCTTAGGTCCGACAATGCCATCAGGAATCACACCAACCAAATCCTGCGGTATTTTGATACCGTGCACTCCGCTTGCCCAGACCCAATCGACAAGGATATCAGCTATGGATTGGGATTTAATTTCGTCAGCTCTCCACCTGTCCCAATACATGGTTTTTAAGATCTCGGTCCATTCCTCTTTCGTGATGTTTTTCAATCTTTCAACCGTAGGCTTGGGGTAGCCTTTCTTCCGGCAATACGCTTCATAAGTTCCAATGGTCACACCCATATTGGTAGCCCCTCCTAAATCGTCCGGGTCATTTACCCATCCACCTTCCCATTTTAAGATGAATGGCACTAATAATTCTACTTTTGCCATAATTTATATTTTTATCCATTTATATCCACCAGCTATTCTCCCTTTCCCTTTTATAACATTTGATATTGCGCCAAAATTTACCCCTGTCTTTTTAAACGCTTCATACATTGAGTTAAAGACATAGATAGTATCATCTGTTATAGGATTACACATAGCAACCTTAATTTTAAAATTGCCGTTTCTCGAACCATAGTTATTGTTATATTCTACAGAACACCATTCTAAATTATCTATATGATTATTTGTCTTATTTTCATCTTTATGATTAACAACATCGCATCCCATTGGAGGTGCTCCAAGAAATGTTTTAGCTACGATCCTATGAACTTGTTTGGTTACACGAGTACCATTACATGACAGATTGACTATAAAATATCCGTCTTTATTCTTTCTCATTTTAAGAATATTACCTTTGTCATTCCTTTTTATTCTTCCAAAAGTTGAAACGGAATAACATCCAAGAGTTCCTTCAATATGTTTCCAAACTTCTTTCATAAGCAATTGTACTATTTACAAAACATTTCAGGATAAACGGTGCAAGTTTTCTTACGTCAGCCATTTTTCTTTCCCTCCTTTTCTTTTAATTGCTCTATCAAGTTATTAAACCGGCTATTAATATAGATGCTTATGCCAAATACGCTACCGGCATACAACAGACACTGGGCAAACAACCACAATACACTATCATGTATCTGCCCCATAGGTTCCGAGCACACAAAACCAGCCACAGCCAAGGACGCTCCCAAAACAAGCATTCCCACAGCAGTTGAATACTGGATGTTTTCTTTTGTCTCCTTTCTCATTGTGCAATAATTTATATGACTTTTACTATCCTTTTTTTTAATACCATCAATTACACGTTTTGGATTACCCGATTTTCAACTAACCTTTGTTTTGTATGACAAAAAAAAGAGCCAGCCACGGAAACTAATCCGCAACAAGCTCTTGGTCTTATGAAATTGTATAATGTCCTTTCGTCATAATATAAGTGGCGTGCATCTTCACACGCTCCCCACAAAGATAAATATTGTTTCCTTTATTACAAAAAATAACCGGCAATTAATGCCGGTTACTGTGATAGAATCTTATAGCCTCATTGACATATAATGATACTGATTGCTCCTTATCCAAGATAGCAGCTACGTCCTCTTCTATCATAACAAGTATTCTTTTCACGCCATTAACCTTCGGTCTTCGCGGCACACCATTGCTGTCCAATATCCTATATATCGTTTGCTCAGATTTTATATCTGTTTCTTTCATTATCTCCTTGATCGCTATCCCGTCCTTATATAGGGACAATACCCTAGACTCTTGATCTAGGGTAATAGATCGTCCTCTTCCCATAATTAATATGTTTTATAACATTTATAATTTATTGCTCGTTAATTCAAAAAATTGCACCTTTGCATTGAACATCAACGATGTTAGTCGCACTTCGGTGCGTGGATTGAAACGACATTAAAAATGTCATTGTGGTTTAAACCACATTTTAATATTTAGGGCAGCGAAGAAATTCGTCGCCCTAACTTTTTATTTATAAAATCTCTATTTGGGTATAGTATGCATTCATCTTCCCAAAGAATGATTCTATTTTTGCTCTCTGATAAGAAGACATTTTGTTATAAATGACATTTTTGTCATCTTCTCTTAAGTAGTATTCCTTTTCACCGTCAGTAAGATTGATAACTATATTAATTGCTCTACCACTGTATGAATCTGTAAATTGAATTTTTGTCTTCATAGTCTTACGCCGCTTATCCGTTGCCGCCGGTTCTATTATTACCTGTTGTTTTTAAGGATATCGGATTAGAACTCAACAAATATCAATGTTTCCATGGAATCTGATTCTTTTACCCACATGCGATTGTTTTCAAAACCATAGTCAAAGAACAGCTTAAAGTAAGGGTATTGTACTGTTAAAGAGTTCATACAGCCCTTTAACTCGTCTTCTGACATACAAGAAGCTATCTCATTGATTATTTGAACGAAAAGGTGTAAAACTTCTGGTTCACAATTTATCAGTGGATTTTCTACTATCGCTTTCATAATCTTCTATTGTCTTTTAATTATTCATTGTTTTATTATCACAATGCAAATATACTATATTGTGATGTAATAGCAAAACAAATCACAATATATTTTCTTGCATTGTGTAATATTTAACATTTAGATAAAAAAAAGAACAGCCGCCAGCAAAAAGCACAGCAGCCGTTCAATCCACGTCCTACTCTCTATCCCATTCTCACGAGAAGACAATAGCAAAGATATCAATTCTAAAACGAAATACAAAAAGAAAACTATATTAATTAGTTATGGAGAGCCAATTTTGAAACAAAAACCAATCTTCTTAAAAAATTGCCATTAATGCAATATTTTTTACTTGCAGGACAAATGAAGAGAATTAATAATATGGCAAATCAAACGGTTTTGTATTTTTATTGACAAATGAAAATAGAGATGGACCGAAGTCTGAAAAACAAGTATAAAACAGATAGCTCCTATAGATTTCTACTGTCTGAGGTATTTTTCCGGGTATTTTTGAGATTTTATTTGATTTTGTTTTACATTCCTGCGCTTAGAATACTTCTGGTTAGCCCTTGTCAGATCCTTGATGATTGTTTCATCAAACACCTCGGAATATATCTCTGTTGTCTTGACCGATGTATGGTCCAAGAGTTTTTGGACGGTGGTTATCGGAACGCCTTGATGTACCAACAGAGTAGCACAAGTGTGTCTGCTGGTATGGTAGGTGAACTTCTTGCCAATATGCGCCATTCTTCCCAGTTTCTGCAATGTTCGGTTGGTGTCGGAATTGCAACCTAATGCAGCCAGTTGTTCGATGCTGTCGTACTTCCGCATTATGCCCAGTGCCTTTCCGTTAAACAGCAGATATAGCGGAATATTGAGTTTTACGCCTGTTTTGACGCTGTTTAGGACCAACCATTCCTTTCCGTCAACTGTTACGAGATTCTTACAGGTAAGTTGTTTAAAATCAGAGAATCTCAATCCGCAATAGCAGCAGAAGAGAAATGCGTCCAGTATGTGTCGGCTGTTGTTCTTCCTGTCCGGCAGTTCAAGTCTTTCTAGCTTTTCCAAGTCGGCGGGCATCAGGAAGTTATGTTCCTTCTTCTCCCTCTTGATCTTGAATTTACGGAAAGGATATGCCTCCTGTAATATATAGCCTTCATTAATCGCCTCATTCACCAAGGTACGAAGTATTCTCATGTGTTTCCCTACCGTGTTTACTTTCAATCCCTTGTTGCGGAGGAATGCGTCAAATTCCTTTAGAAACGTATAATTGATGTCCGTGAACTCTATCACGTTCCGAAATTCCTTCAATGTGGCTACTGTGCCCAGCATGTTATCCTTGGTTCCCGGTTTCCTATCGGAATTCACTATAACCTGTTGGGCGAACTTAAGAAACGAAACCACGGGTTTTACCCCCTTCCTTACAGCTTCCTTCAATGTGGATAAGTTAGATTCAAGACCTCTCTTCCAATAGCTTAACTCTATAGCCTGTAATTCCAATATATGCTCATATAGCATTGCATTAAGTTCTTGTGACTGCGGATGGTTGATTACTTGGGCACCATCCTTACTCCAACATTCCGGCTTTAGATAGACATTGGTTTTAAAGTATACCTTCCTCTGATTCAGATAGGCTTCTATTTGTACAAGGGCTGTCCCCTGTCGGTTTAACTTGTTTTGCCGGTTATAAACTAAACGATATCTGATCTTCTCTAACATACTCAACTTTTTGTTTTTAAAGTTAAAAAAATTCTTCTGCATTTACAAAATAAACCACAAAAATTGTTCTGGGGGAACTGATTGGTACAGTAACAGCCAATAAGGATGGATTAATGTCTAAAAATGGTTTCCTTGAAAGAAGCAAGGGCAACACATTAGACTTTAATGATTATACGATTTCAGGTATGTGGGTATTTTCTGATACGGGCTTTATTAATGGACCATCAGTGTATAAAGGGGGGATTTTATTAGTTTTTAAAACAGCTAATGGGAATATATTGCAAATCTGTTGCGATTATACTAATTCTATTTTTATACGTATTCATTGGGGAGAATGGAAATCTTGGGCACAAATCACAACAGTGGTGATATAATTTCCCCACTTCTGGGGGGATTCTTGGGTATAAAAAACGGGTGGTCCGGTACAAGCCGGTTCCACCCGATACGACAAATCACTTATAATACGCTAATAGCCTATAATGAAGTTTTCGGCTAGTATTAGAATGAAAAGTTACACCATTTGAACTAAACTCTATAGATAAGCTGGTTGATTTTTCACCTGCAATAATCTTACTTCTATCAGTATAAATATTGTCCGAAACTGTTAGGATAAAGCCGGAGATTGCATAATTATCATAAAACGCATATATGCCTTCTTGCAACTTCATGTTTACATCAACATCAGGCTTTAAATCAATTGTTCCAACTGAAGAAACCTCTAGAAGTTCCCCCAGATCGGGTTTGTAGCACGATATCATGTTGGGAAACTTGGATTAGCTATTATATTCCATTCGCTCCATTTACCATTGTTTACATTCATTGTACGAACAGCTAAGACGCCATTCCCGGTCACTTGAAAAACACAAGCATTATTATTATCCATCCTAAATACTAGAATAAGACCACCTCCTGAAAGGGTGTCAGTAATAGCGCCACTAGGTCGGTATATACCGGTTGGGGCTTGTAGTATGCTTCCTTCATATGTACTTCGTGTTCTAAACCACGTATCATTTATTTCCAACAGTCCCCCCAGTTTTGATGCAAGTGACTGCATCGTCATTTGTGCGGCATCTCCGCTACTTTGTAAAACCCTTACATTTGCGGCATCTGTCACAGTCGGAAGTTCATTTTCATACACGTCATTTCCTGTTGCAGCAGCGGCAGCAAATGTTGAAGTTTCTGACAAAGCCATAACCATTCTTGTGGAAACCATGTTCACCATCTCATCCACTGTTACATTCTGTTCGTTGCCGTCTTTATCCACAGCCTTAAAACCAACAATGTTGTCTAAATTCAAATCACTCATAATATCCTAATTTTATAAAGTTTCTATTTCAGATTCAAGCTCAATGATATGGTTGTCTATACACGTGTTCACCTCATCATTGAAGTTCGCTATATCCAGTTCCACACATCCGGCACTTGACCGGGTGCTGCTGTAGATACGGACATAGCCGCCGTTATTCAACGTTTCCTTCGCCAGCTTCAGTTTCGCCAGTTCGTCATTGATCCGGCTGGCGCGTTCCAAATTCTCAATTTTCATGTTGTTCCTCCTTCTCTTTATATGTCTTCAAATAATGTTCAAACGAATCGGCAAATGCTCCGGTAAAGGTCGGATAAGCGAACCGGATTATTTCAATCTCCTGCCCGCTTAAGTCCACATTGCCTTCCGCATTATAAATCTTCTCGGAAAGACAATGCGCTCCGATATTATCAGGCACTTTGGTATAAAGGTTATTTGCCAAGCTATATGCCACATCACAGGCAACCATTTCTTTCTTGTCTATCCCCGTGTACATGGGGAACTGTTTAAAATCTATTTTCATAATCATTACATTTTAGTTCCAACAATCAATCCAATTCATAAACCACTTGTTATTATGCTTGTCATAATACATTGCTGCCGCCTTTGACTTGGCCAGGCCTATCGAAGTGCTGACCTCCCCGGAATTCCAGCCGACAAGATTTGTTCCGGCTATGGTCACATCACCACCAGAAACGTTTCTTATCCAGTAGAACTGCCCGTCTTCCGCAGTGGACGGAACACTCAGCGTAATACCGGACGTTACAGCCATGATAACACTATCCATCACTGACAAAGTTGTGCTCTTGCTTATTCTGCGCAATCTGAGCCTAAACCCACAGATGTCCCCCTTGACGATATACAACGCATGATTCCCGGTATACTGAAAATCATTATCATCATAAGCATGGGAACCTTGTATGTCAAAATACATGCCCACATTGCCATACGCCGTATTCGTTATATTCCTATTAACCGAAATACGGGATGGGCATAATATTGCCCCCCCACTAGATGAAGGAAAAGTATCCGCTCCAATAAACACGCTTGAATAACTTCCGGTAAATCTTACCAAGTTGGCGGAAAGGAGCATGGCATTATTTCCGCTAACAGCCTCCAAACTTGCAGATGATATGGTAAAACCACCAATATTCCCTTTTGTAGATGTGATTGTTCCAGTAATCTCTGCATTCTTACATTTGAAATACCCGGTTACGCCATTGATAAGAAGAGTTTCACCTTCATCGTTGTGGGATTTAAGCACATTGTTTTTGAACATGAATCCGGCCACATTCGCACCATCGGCGAAAAGGGTATCAGTAGCGATATTCACAAACTTCTGCATGGCTTCCCAGTTCGAATCCCCGTTGGCTGATGTGGGTGCAGAGGTAACGGAAGCACCGTAATTCTTTACAAGGAAATTATAATAAACTCCCCCTATCATATATATGACCTTATCCCGGTAATCCGCATTCCAGACGTAAGTCTGTCCGGAAGCCCATACGCCTCTGTCACGGGGAAACGCCCCTGTTGCTCCTGTAGCTCCTGTAGCTCCGTCTTTAGCAACCCCCACACCTTTTTCAGCGACAAAATTATTATTCCATGCGTTTGCGTCCGACGCGGATTTATAAGCCCGGACGGCGAACTGGGTGTATCCGGCTGTTGCAGGAACGGATATCTGGCTGTTCAGGGTAGCACCTACATGCGCCAGCCAGCTTCCGTTATATTTGCGTGCGACAAGATAGAACCTATTCGTATCGCTCACATTACCGCCTATATTCTGTTTCATGGTAACATCAAATGCTGACGGTGACGGTGTGCCTGTTGACGTGAAGTTTATCGTGCTTACCGGGCTGTCAAGCCAGTACGAAGCGGACGGTTCGACACCGGAAGTCATTTCCTGCCAGTCGGAGTTGACAGCCTTGTCCGATCTCTTCCCGGAAAGTATGTAACCGCCATCCTTCTTCCTTAGATAACTTCCACCTCTCACACGAAGAAGCGGAAGTGGCGGATTGGATGTTTGAACCTTGCTTAAATAAGATCCTCCGGCAAACGATACTGTACTGTTTTTCGCATACGGAATGTTGGCGGATTCCCAATGACCTGCGGCTGTGATACTCTCACCGTCAGCCCCGTCCTTACCATCTACAAGCATGGGGACGGTTTCAACATCCACTATCTGGTCATTCACGTAAAAGACAAACTTCAATGTCTTCGTGAAATTTCCGCTTGATATGGCTGTATTGTTGTTTATGGTAGTTTCTGCTCCACCGTCTATGCTGTATTTCAATATACCGTCCGTTGTAGTGGATATCACGCCCCCCACTGACTTCTGCCTGTAACATGATACGGAAGACACGCTGTAGTTCCCGTTCTTGTCCTTGCTTACTGAGCTGGCGGAAACGACAATGCTGTATAGGATGGCATCCGCACCATTCGCTCCCCCACGCACACCAGCTACTGTGAACGTAAGATCACGGGAATACTGCTGCCCGTTCTTTGTAGCCCTGATTGTGATCTTCACCGTGTTTGTCGCAGCAAGAGTAGCTCCGGCAGATACCGATATTGTCACCACTCCCGTATTCTTGTCTGTCGCACACAGAAGATTTGTGTCAGGTGTACAGGTGATGCTGTCAAGGGTGAGCTTTTCCGTTCCGTACCACATGCTGACTGTTGTATTCCAAGTCTGTGAGGACACGACCTTCCCGTCTGAAGTAAGGGCTGCATTGACCATCTCGTTATCGAAGTCCGCCATGATGGCATTCTCTCCGTCCTTACTCCAGCGATGCACCACGGCAGGATCACTGAACTCAGACCATACGCCGTTTTCCTTAAAACGTGTACAACCCCATTCAACCTGATGGTCTATGTCCGTACCAAGATAATTATCCGTCCATCCTTCCGGAACATAACCATCTTTCTGCTGACTGTCCGGCTTTTCAGGGGTGTTATCTATGATATTGCCTCTTGTGTATATATACTCATAGCCCTTACCGTCTTTCCCGTCCGATATCATAAGCTGCCATCTTCCGTCCTGATAGATGTAGGTGGCGCGGTCAGTTGTGTTACGGTATGAATCACCGTTTTTCGGGTTGGCTGGAGCCGTGGCAAATTCACCAAGGAAAGTGATGCTCTCGCCTTTCAGTTCACGCCCGTCAAGAAGCATGTCCCAGTCTTCGTTAACCTCCCAGTCGGCAGGTTTCCCGGCAAGATAATAACCACCGTCCTTCTTTCTTAAAAAATTGCCGCCTTTGATACGCAATATTCTGATGGGAGGATTGGAGGTTTCCACCTTGGATATAAAGACACAGTTGGCAAGAGTGACCATTGTATTGGCACTATATGGTGTGTTGGCGGATTCCCAATGTCCACCACCGACTACAGACAAGCCCGGATCACCTTTATCACCTTTGTCCACTTGTTTCAGCCATGCCGGGTTATCATCTGACGGCTCGGTTGTCGTTCCGTTATCATCAACGCACAGCCACAAAGCCCCGTTATGTGACACCCGGTTATAGTAAGCATACTTACCTGCGGTCCATTCACCTTTGTCCAACGGAACACGCACTGTCTGTCCGGTGATCTCATCCACCTGAAAGATAAGCCCGGTCATGATAATGTTTTGAAGAACGGCCGAGTAATTGTCCGCATTAATACCGGCTACAGTCATGCCTTTTTTCTTGCCGAACCACGCAGGCATCTGCGCCGGTTCCGGGTCCCAAGTGTTGGCATTGTCAAAGAATGTAATACAGTTGTTTCCGTTGACTGAATCAATAAGTATATAAGTCTGACGTTCCGGGTCCGTAAAATTACCTGTTTGTGCCAATACCATCTGCTCGGCAGGTTTCCAGTCAGAATGCCCCGGACGGGGAATGACAGTAAACTTCTTGGCTGTATAATCTGCGGCAGTCACCCGGAATTTCATCTCTTCAAAGCCATTCAGCTTGCCTTCGCTATTCTTAGTCACAAAATAGGTGGTAAGGATATCATCAACAAACTGGCTCAATCCGTCCGCGTCCGTCAGATCGGGAGTGATGGTGTAGGTTCCATCGCCGTTATCCACGTATGACAATACGCTACAACCGCCACCGGGGGAGTTTACCATACGTCCTTTGAAATAGGTTGTACGGTTATAGGCTATTTCCGGGACAAACAGACGCTTACGGAAAACGCCGCTTCCCATTTCCATGTCACCCTTTTCGTCTATGTATCCACCTGATACACCAGTAACGAAATCACCGAACTTGGCATATTTCTTAATCAAGGCTCCGCCCAGTAAGGATAACAAGTACTTAGTGGAATCCGCCACATCCTTCCGCAAGAATATCTCTTTCAGCTTCTCCGCACTGTTCTCTATCTCAGTCATTACACGCAATGCGCTCATCACATCCTCATCGGTGTAGGTGACATCCTTGTCACCCTGCTTTACGATGCGGTTTATCAGATTCCCGGCTATCTTAAGACCTTTGAGGTAATTAATGATCCCTTGCGCATCATCATCGTTCAATGCGGAAAGGAACCAGTCAAGCACAGGCGTATTCTTATCCAGCGTGTATGCAGATGTGGCATGGTCGGCGTTAGTGACATCGCCCCCTCCGCCACCACTGCCGCCACCGCCGTTCTGCTTTATCTCTTCAACCTCAATGGAGATCTTGCTAAAGTTGCTGTTGATGCGGTCTGCCGTTTCGCTCCAAGTTCCTGTTTTGTTTATTGTATTAAGCTCCATATATCCTGTTCCACTTTTACCATTCCGCATCCGGATGCACTTCAACGGACAGATGATTCATTATTCTGATGATTAGGTCTCGTATCATAATATATGTTTTGAGTGTTACTGATAACTTTCCGAGTTACTCTACTGAATTCATTGATGCGACATTATTACCATAACTGGTCTCGTCAAGCGCACATACTTGCGGATTCCCCTCGATTGAGATATTCTTAAACGAGGCTGCCATATCGGTTGTCTTACAGATGTTCCCCACAAGCATGAGCGAGGATGAGATGTTGGTATAGTCATCCGCACCGCTCCCGTCCATCTGGTTGATGGCGGTAGGATAGTTCCTGTTCCTTACAATGCACCGGATGATTTCCAGTCTTTGGTTCATCGCATTGGTCACACCTGCCGCTAGATGCCCGTATATCGCCCCGAAACTGCTGAAACCACTCTGGGAGTTCTTCTCCTCACTGACATCCGCGTCAAACTCACAGTTTTCCAATCGCAATGTGGATTCCGCCCTGAGTCCCCAGCCGATACACGAGAAGTGGTCATTGTACATCTTACAATTTCTGATACAGGTGACGTCACCGGGATTCCGGTTATAGTCCGCATGAAAACAGTAGGCACGGTTATGAGGGGCTGTCAGGTCCCATCCCTCCCCGGTGGCCGTACTCTCATACTTTTCTGATGTGTTGATCAAGGTAAAGTTTTCGACTAGAACGTTTCCGCTCAGCCGTAGCAGCGCGTAATCCACATTTATCCGGTAATCATAATAGCCTACATCCCCCTTGAGGATACATGCGTCCCGGTTCATGCCGATCAGGGACAGATTTCGGTTGCTCTCAACATAAGGTCTGTCACCATTCTTCTTGGGAGCCGGATAATATGTGCCCGGCATGACAATGATGACCACATGGTTGTCTGCGGAGTCACCGGCGTTTGCCAGAGCGTCCTCTATCGTTTCATAATCCCCTCCTCCCTTGGTGTCCACGATGATCAGATTATCCAAGGCGGCTGTTCCGGAGATGGCGTCCCTCAAAGTCTGTATATCCTTCTTAAGTCCGTACCCTTCGCTCATAAAGGTTATATCTTCAGGACTTATGTCAGGATACTTGATACAGACCCTATAGTACTCCGCACCGTCTGGTTTTATAGAGTCGATCAGCAGATCAGTCCGCGTGCCTTCCCAGGTGTAGATTCCGGGATATGTACTGATATATACCTTGTTCGCACCATAAAACATGACCATGAGGACACTGTAGGCGGCAGCCGAAAAGCTGAGTCTGCTGACATATACTGGTATGTAGTCTTGTGTCCTTCTTCTGCTTTCTAAATATGAGGATGAATTATTGTCAGCTCCGGTATTGCTGATTATGGCGCCCTTCTGCCATGTCACATCTTGCGTGTAATCACGGGGAGTGGATGAGCCTATTTCTTTTTCCAATCCGTCATAACCGGACTTCAAGGTGTCATAGTCTGTTTTCAGGGCGGTGTCCTCCAGCTTGGAAAAAATAACGGGGGAACATTCTACCTTATAAATGTTCCGATTGAAAATGAAATCATCATTCAGGGCCGTATTGACCGGCGCTGTATACTTACTCCAGTCTACCAGGATGTGGCATGTGCCGTAATCATTTTCCAGATGATAGGCTTCAGTGCCCTCGGGTACGGCCTCGCCAAGATTGAAATTGAAGACGAACTTCTGAACTCCATCGGTTGTCTGTCCAATGATCACCCGGGTGTCAGTAATACCGGCATCACCGAACCTGCGGATCAACATCAGCCTCAAGCCTTCCTCCACGGTGGACACATAAAGCTCCCTTATCATATTCCGGGCCATGATGAATGCCTCCGTCCCCGTATCCTTCAGGAAGAAGCTACTTTGTACAATTTTCTCCGCATGTACCATTGATTCGTCATGCATCTTCTGAGAATAAGTATCATATACGGGTATCTGCACATCATCAGGTGTCAGATTACCGCCATCCTGCCTGATTACCCCTATTCTTGCGTAGGGGTATTGGGTGGTTATTTCGGTTGCACCCCTTATAATGTCACCTACAATGTTATAATCATCATCCGCATACACTAGATTGATGCTGAATCCGTCGGGGACTATCAGCTTGACCGGTTTGGTCACGAATACAGAAGACTTTAATCTGTTCTGAGCAATACGAACTTCGTCGTTGTTTATTTTTCCGGCGAAAGTAAAGGAGCCTTGATATAGTTTAATCTGATATAACAAGACAGAATGATACGATAGATCGGAAAGTTCCGTAGTCAGGCTCTTGCGTGTTTTGGGGTTGACCACCGCATCGGTTGTGGTAGCCGGGATTATGGTTTGGCCGCCCTTGGTCAGCTTATATATTTTTGCCATAATAAATCTCCTATATTTCTAGATTAGTAACTGTTTCTTCTTCCTCTTCCGGTGGCAAAGGAGGTACAAAACCACTCAGCACATCTTCATATTCATTATCCGACAATGGGAACGCCTGGATCGAATTATATGCGGAATAATCGGGATAAGATGTTATTTCCACCGTGCTTTCATCGGTTTTCCCAGTAGTCAGTACGATTCCTGTATCTTCAACGGAAACAAGGTTGCAGATGCCATCCTGAAAGTCGGAATCGGATATGAAGTATTCACGTTTTACCTTCAGCATACCGGGAGAAAAACAGGGGTTGTCAAAAGCGACAAGCAGGTTGCCGTCTTCCATGCGGCTGCAACCCACATACTCATGCCCGTCAAAGGAGGCTATGAACTTTCCCTTGAATGGATTGAAGTAAGTGAACCGGAAAGGAGTATTCACATCCCCGTTCAAGTTCTTCTCTATGATCTTAAAATCGGACTGATAATTAATTCTCATAACTATAATATTGATGTTACATCGTCTATCTCCTCGGCTGTCAGGTAGCTGGATAAGTCAACACTTCCGCCACCTCCTGTCGTGCCTGTAGGACTCCATTTTCCCTTTGTTTTGCATTCATATATAGGACCCGGTATGGTGTCACCCACAACAGCCCAGTCACCTACAACAGGAGATGGAACAGCCTCTTCCAGTGATTCAAGAGTAGAGAACAACCCCTTGTTGCGGATGCCGTTCTGCTTGACCTTCTCCACTTCGGTAGAAGTCTTGCTAAAGTTGTTGTTAAGACGGTCTGCCGCCTCACTCCAAGTTCCTGTTTTGTTAATAGTATTCAGTTCCATATCACTTCACTTTATTTGGGCAACATGTTCTGATCCCATACAATCTCAGAACCTTTAACCATAATTATGCGTCCTCCCATTATCTGGGTCTGATATATATAACCGTCACTTCCTTTTTGCTCCGCGACCATACTATCCGGGCGGAAATATAATCTATCACTGCTAGAAGGATCGAACATGGAAATACTGGGAATCATCCCTCCAAGTCCGTACTGTAGGGAGATACTGAACAGTTCTTCCCCATTATAATCATACATTCTGATAGACGGTACGGAATACTCATCCTCAGGGGATATTACGATCTTGTAACCATTGGATGATATGACATTGACAGTACCACTAAACTCTCCCTCTCCTTTTATCCAGATATTGCCATCCTCATCAATCTTAAAATTGCCATTAGGCGACTTTACATTTTTAAAGATTCCGCTTTCCGCATTGACCTCCCCTCTGAATTTACCGCCCAAAGCATAGATATATCCTCTCAAGAACACATCACCGCCATGAGTGGCAACGAAGTTCGCCATATTCGCCCATTCTTCATCGGTGGGTTGATAATTCGGATCATTACGAAACCTCATCACGGTCAATATAGCCTGTTCAAGTTTTCCTCCTGCCCAAAACGCCACATCATCATCGTCATTGTATATGCCGCTAACTCCGGCTGTAACCTTCTGTAACTTGCCATTCTTGTAATTACCCAGTTGGATCATATTGGCAAGTATCAAACCACCAAGAATATCCACAGATCCATCCTTGATTGCGCTCGCGATATAATTGATTGACTGGAAACCGGCTGTTGCCTTGTCATTGTCAAGAATTGAAGGCTTCCAGTCAGTAGCGATGGTCCCACGCTCTAACTGAAGGTCACAAACGGTTGCGGTACCACTGACAAGAAATATACCACTGCCATTGAAGGTGATCTTATGGGTATATCTCTGATAAGAGGATGTGAGAGGTTGAGAAACACTGAAAGAACCGCACGAAACAGACACAGACGTACCCTTTGCTTTATAACTGATAACATAACTTTCTCCTTTAATCAATGATACGGACTGGGACAAACTACCGATTGCGGCAGAGTACCCGGAGCCGGCATCACTGTCCGCAGATACGGTAGCCACACCCGTCCAATATTCCAGTTGCTTGCTAAAAAGTTCGGTATCCGCCGATAGCTCGGTAGCGGCAGACAGGTCCTCTGTCTCATAATCTCCCGTAAACCCGGAATTGCGCAACAGATTGACACTTCCGACAGCCGCATTGTCTATCGCATCCTTGGCCTCTTGGGCAAGATCTGCCGCCGCCTGTATCTCATCCGGCAGACCTTCCATATTCTTCCATCCGGTGGAGCCTTTTTTAATGTGGAACATACCCTTGATATCAACACCTTTATCCTGAGTGTATTCCATGTAAGTGGTCCGGTCCTTGTCACCAATATACGTATCTCCGTACACCTTCATCCGGGCCTTGCCGGTAGACCTGTCAAAATCAAAAGAAATGACATCTTTCCCGGTCAAGGTAAAATCATTAATACCCTGATACATGATGATAGACGGAGAAACTTCGTTCACCGAAGAGAGAATTATCGCCGCCTGTCTGGTGATATCAGTCTTATGGCCCAATCCCACGATATCATCACCTGCCACCGGAACATCGTTCTCGACATTAGGATCACACACGGTCTTGGACAGGTCTATATAATTCTCACCTACTGCTGTGACCAACCGCCAGTAATAGCGGTTGCCGACATGATGAGAAACGCCAGTCTTGATATTGCACTCCTGTGCGATGGCGAGAGATCCCGGAGTAAACTGGTTCTCTATCTCAATTCCGTCTTCCTCTTCCTTGAAATAACAACGGTAGACATCATCCAACTCATCCACACGGTTGCATTTCATGCCTGCATGGGAAATCACCTGCTCGCCACCTACATACGTCTTCTTCTTTACTTCAAGCTCGTCAAAAACGGCTTTGACCTTGACATACAGATAATCAACAACAGCCTGTGACATACCGTTCTCAAGTACAGTAATTCCACTACCGTTCTTACCTATAAGTAAACCCTTCAAAAAAGTGATCAGCTCATTGGCAAAATCTTCTTTATCTTTACGAAGGAAGTATTTGGAAAGTTCCTCTATATTTGCACTTCCCGATATGGCAACAACCCGGTCTTTATTAGTCCTTATGTAAATAGAAGGATTCTTATCATCATTATGTATGTATATCTCACCCTCATTCAACCCTTCCAATCGCTTTTCAAATGATGGGGATATTTTCGGTATAATCGGATTTCCTTCTGCATCCGTTTCCGAACCGTACCACAATATCTTTATAGGATGATTTCTAGCCATGATTACACATAATTTTCATTAACAAAAGCAGCTTGCGCCTTCTTGTATTTTAACACATCGTCCTCTTCAGGATTAGTTAGCAAAAATGCTATACCTGAAGAAGAAGTTGCGATCTCAGTTTTGCCTCCGATCCCAGCAATATCGTTTTCTCTAGGGCGTAAAGTCACTTTATATATAAACATCTGTTTTTTACCTATTGTATCCAGCTTTTCCGGGACAGAATCCCCTTCCCGTACATACAAATTACCGTCTATGTTAACGTGAGAAAGGCAAAGTAACTTATTTATGAACTCCGCTATATAATACGGAACACCACGACTTGTCCCAAATACAAAATCAAATGTCTTATAAGGAAGAGAATACATTTCTATTATCTCCTGCTTCTGGTTCACGAACTGTTCGTTCTCAACTTTTAAGTCCACCCCATCCGGTTTGAATCCTCCTATTATTCTGAACTGAAACATCTGCTGAACATCATCAATCCAGAATATATTATCAAATGCAGAATTATTATCCTTATGGGAATATTCAATCAATATAGAATCACCTATATTCTCACACACACAGAATTCCTCACATTCCTTATCGCCTATAGTTACTGTATATATCCCCTCCGAAGGAGATAATGAGGCATAATACATCTTAACGCTTTCATTAACATCATAAGTGAGCAGTGCTATTGACGAGGAGATATTGCCAATCTTATCATTCAAAGAAGCCAAAGGTATTTCACCGTTATCGCAGAAAATTTGCAGCAAAATGTTGTCTGACAAGGAAAATACTTGTCTGAAACATCCTGCATTTGAATATTTATATTTCAGCGGTTTGAAGAATAACGGGCAAACATCTCCGATTGATATCATGGTCTTTTCGTTAGTTTCTAGCAGCTTGCGACTTCACAAGCTTTCATTGCAAATATAATAATTAAAAATTGAATCTTTATAAAGAATTAGAATTTTTCACAATCAAAGTTACCTTTGAACTTTGTGATTTTGTGAAATTGTAATCAGCCTGCTGATAATATCCCTGTATAACCTTGCCTTGATGTTCAAATTCAACAATTCCTGTAAGATCTTCCGGAAGCTCTACATCCGAAGTTTCAAATTCTACTTCCGCCACAGTAAACATCCTTTTTGAAAGAATTATATCCCTGCTTTCCCCCATTCCATCAATACCCACATCACTATTACCATCTGAAGACGCAAAAGTAAGCATCTCAACAGATGAACCGATATATGCTTCATTGGCCAAAACCATAGAAGAAGGAGAAAACATGGCATTGAACATTGTGTCAGGGCTGAGAACGCCACCCATAAGATAATCCCTGTTCAATATATACTTAAGTCCAGACGAATCAGATTTCACCCCTACCATAAATAAATCAGTGTCACTTTCGTTGTCTGTAGTATCTTCACCTATCTTGTCAGCAAGGAACTCTATGCCGTATGCGTCCGCACGGTATGGAGATATCATTTCAAGGCTATTGTCCGTCATGGTCACGCCTGTGGTATATTCATTCGTAAAACGAAACTCATCCTTACCATTAGCCGTGTCGTAATCCTGTTTGTCAAAGCCTATCCGTATGCGCGAATACACCAATGCGGAATTAACCTTCATCTCGTAATCGGATAAATCATCTATTTTTTTGACAACATCATCCGAGAAGTATTTGCCTCTGTGCCGGAAAGTTATCGTATTGCCGGATATGTCATAAGCGTATCCGAACACATAACTCATCCAACTTGCAAATTTGGTGAAGGATGTATATATTTTGGCTCCCGGAATCTTACGAGCTGATTCAGCCGCCAAGAGCATACAATTATCAAGCCTTCCGTCACCCATGCTTTCTATTACCCCCGTCAATCCGTCTTTTCCCCCGTTAATGCTTTTGAGTAGTCTGTTGAGCAACGTGCCGGGATTTACAACATCCATCTCAACAGGATTTATTCTGTTTTTCCATGATATCGTAACACGACTTTTTGAATCCACGGGATAAAGGGCAGCAAGGTTAGGACCAGACTGTTCCCTCCCTGACTGCACTTTGCAAAGGAGCACAAGCTTCTCTCCTTTAGCTAAGAATATATCATGATGTGCTGAATATTCTTTTTCTATAAGACCGGTGGAATACGTTTCATAGAATACCTCACTGATTGTTTCCAATGTCTTTTTATCCGTGCCAATTTTAGCTAGTCGGAAACGTACCCCGTTAGTCCAGCCCCATGGCGATATGATATTATAGCTTATCCAAAATTTAAAATCAATATCAACAGACAAATTGATGCTTTTTACGGCATATATCAGAGTGCCATCATCTTTACGTTCATCCAACACCTCCGTCCCATTATCATTTAGATAATACTCCGTAATACTTATATATGACTGATCCGATATCTCCGTGGCATTGCCTATATTAATGTCGGTTGCCTCTGTATATAATGACATGGGAAGCCACCTTTCAGCAAAATCCATTGACACAAAATTATCTTGATCCGGAATCTCCCCTACTTCTCCATTGTATATGTCACCTGTAGGAATCCATTTTGCCGATTCTGAAAGTTCAAGCCCGTCATAAACAAGAGGAATGGGACTTTTCACCTCTTCAACAGGATATTCATATTGGGTTCCCCTTTTAGCCTTTATCATGGACGCCACGCTATCATCCACGGCATTTATCTGTAAGATACTACCATTATCCTGCAATGTAGAGAAATTGAGAGCGCAACTAAACCGTTCATTATACAACCAACTGTTATTTCTTGTACTTATTATTATTGAAGCGGAAGCATTCAGATAATCTTCATCATATTGTTTTAACAGCAATATTCTAGCATCCCCAGCAAAAGAAAATTTGTTAGAAAAAGTACGGATAACACCGTCATAGTCATTTCTCTTGAAACTAGCCTTCACCTCGTCCCAATTCTCAAGATCATCAGTAACCCTGTACCTCAGACCATTTATAAGTAACTCACATCGATAATACATAATTATTTCTTTTTACGATTCAATTCATCGATTTCATCGCATGTCTGCCTAACAAGACAGGCGTAAGATCCGGCGGTCCATTCTTTCAGATTGATATGCATCTTATTATATTTTCCAATAGCGACAACTTCATTTATAAACCCTCGTTTTGTAGGCTTCTCCTTCGGTTCCTCATTCTTTTCCTTACTTATCTTGTCCAAATCATATTGTGCACGGGATTTTAACGCGGATATTCTAGCATTCATGACCATTACATCACCTTTCTTGCACGAATAACCTATCTTCATCAGAATATCACGCACCTCATCATACATTTTCAACTTCATCATGTTCTCACATGCCTTCATGCACTCCACGGTCATTGCGAGATTCATACGTTCATTACAATTCAATATCTCAGAGGATAACTGTTTGCTCCCAACAATTTCTATATAGTCATTGATAATTTTTGCCGATGCGGCCCCTTTGTCCTCACTGTCAAATTCGATAGTATTGCTATCATTGGTATAGATCTCTATAAAAACGGACAAGGGAAGTTCATATATGTCACTTGTATACCTCATAATCATATACTTTTTGAAAATTGCTGATAATTGTTTTCTCTTATCGCCTTGGCTAATTTTGCAAATCCTATCTGCTGTGATTTCTCCAGATGCCCTATCTTTTTCTCCAGTTCGCTATAATCATTAACTATTGATACAGGAGGAAGATTGTTTTCGCTTCTATATGCCATAAGACCATCAAAATCATTTGCATGAGCCTTTATCCTATCCATATCCACAGCATAAGGTATAACCTTCGCACCTTTAGGGATGTCAACCAAAGTAGGGACAGACGGAGTAATATACGCCCCTTTATCTGTAACGATCGTTTCGGAAACGCCACCATCACCCACTACAGCCAATCCGCCTTTATGCGAATCAGTACCCTTGGCGTATTTCGGAATAGGAGTCGCTATAATAGTAGCAAGCTGTATCGCCCCCATAGCACCTAGAGCAGCTATCATAGGTATTGCAGCAGGGAAACCCAATTGTTTTATCGTCTGCAAAATACCACCTGCTATCTGTATAGCCGCTTCAGCTATACTGGTAGCTTTCTCAAACTTTGCTTGTTTTGTTCTTAATGCAGCTTTTTTCTTCTCCAATTCGGCATTCTTTTGTGCCGTTTTATCTTCCGCCGCACGTTTACGCGCTTCGGCTTCTTCTGTTGTTATAGCCCCTTTTTCTTCTAAAGCCTCTATACGGGAAATTTCCTCTTCACCAGCTTTCTCATTCGCTTCCTGTTCAGCCTCAACAGCCTCAATCTGGCGATCATAAATGGATGATATCATTTCACCAATTCCACTAACCATAGAAGCCCACATCTCGGTGGTTCTTTCCATCTTCTCACCGTCTGTAAGTTCTTTCCAAACACCCGATATCTTATCAGACATAATACTGAATCCCTTATCCATCCCGTCAAATATACCGGCAAACGGACTATCGATATCCGATGCAAGATCTTTCAATGCAGAAGAATAACCTTTCAACGCTTCAAAATTCCTTCGTGTAATATCCTGTTGCTCTTCCGCTTTTTTCACCTGATCATCCGCATTTATGGAACCTATCTCTGCTTCCATTGCCTTTATGGATTCTCTCAGCATTTCAATCTGTTGCTTGCTTACCACGCCCGATGCTTCCGCTATCTCGATCATTTTTTCAGTAGCATCTATCTGTATCTGCAATTGCTCGTTTGCGGCTTGCTTCTCCAATTCACGCATGGCTTCATCATATTCTTTTCGCGACATCAGCCCTTTTGAATAATTTTGTGTTATAATGTTTTCAAGCTCCTTATATCCAGTACTTGTAGCTGCTATACGGAGAGATGATTGTTCTTCTTCCAGTCTTAGCATCTCATCGGTATACTTTTTCTTTTCCTCGATCCTTTTTTCCTCGGCCTCTGCCAACTTCTTAGCATATTCCTCATTCTCTTTCGCTACCTTCTGCTTTCTCTCTTGAACCAACATTTCCCGGAGTTTGTTTTCTTCCTCAGAATATCCCTTTATAACTGCTATCTGGTCTTTATATTCTTTCTCTATGGCAGCAAGATTACGCTGGTGCTCATCCTCTATAAGAGAAACGGACAAGTCAGCCATTTTATTCCTAAGATTCTCTATATATTGTGCTAGATCATTTGCGGCTTTATCGGCAGAATGAGGATCAAATGTAATATCTCCAATATTAATAGAACTTGCTATATCTTTACTAGCTTTATCTACTTGATATATCTGATTTAATATAGAACCTATTTCTTCATCCAAATCTTCAACCTGCTCGTTTAATTTCCCATACATATCTCTAGCTGTATCCATAGCTGCCCCTTGACTGGATTCATATTGTGCTTTCATCTGGTCTCTAGCAGATTCAAGTTTCGCACGTTTTTCTTCTTTTTCTGCCAACTGATCTTCCAATTCTAATTTTTGCTTAGCCTGTTCCACAAGACGATCTTGCACAGCTCTAGCTTTAGCCGAAGCTAATATGGCATTAGATAACCTTTGATAACTATCAGCCGCTTTACCTGCAAGAATATTTTCATCACTTATGTTTTTAAAATATGAAGGATATTGCTTTTTCAGTTCCTCAACGGCTTTTTTTCGTTCTCTCATAGGTTTATTCAAATTGACAGCCGCCCTATATAATATATCCAATTTAACAGCTTCATCTTGGGAATTTTTTACACCTTCTTTTTGAGCTTTATTCAAATCCTCCTGAAACTGTTTTAAATAATCAATTTCTTTTCTTGCATCAAACAGGCTACCCACCCATTTGGTTATCTCACTTCCATAACTCGATAAAAGAGTTATCCCAACAACTAAAGCTGTCTGCCAACTAAGAAGGGAACTCAATACCTGCTTAAATACGGGTATAGCTGTTTGATTTGATTTTTTAGCCAACTCATATTCAATTCTCGCTTTCTTTAACTCATCAACAAACATAGGAAGGTTATTAGATATGGCAAGAAAGAAAGTATTGGCACTAACAGACAAAGCTGGAAGTTCTCTTGCAATCTGTTGTATGGAAACATTAAGCCCATTCCAACCCGAAGCATAATTACCCACATTACGTTGGTAATTGCCCATCTGTGCATCTATATCCTTTAGTTTTTGATTCAGCTTACCGATATTGTTCAAGATATCCATACCTTTTGCCCCCTCACGTGCAGCTTGTGAAAGGTTATAATATTCTTTTTCCAGTTGAAGCATTGAAGCCTTCATCTCGTTATAGCTTCCTGTTGTGGCAATCGCTACCTGTGTATGATTTCTCAATATCGCCGAATACTGTTTATTCTGCTCTGTCAGCGTGCGTAACTGGGACACCGTAGCATCTCTTTTGGACTTGTACTCCTCTTCGCTGATAGAACCTGTCTTATACTCCTTCGATAATTCCCTCAGAGATGTTCTTAAGGCTGAAATTGTTTCTTTGTTATCACTTAATCTACTGTTCAATTCGGCGGCTTGTGCATCAAAAGCCTTTACCGTCTGACGGATTGAATCAAAATCAGCAGCAGTCATGGATATTTTCTTGGATGCCTCTTGGAATGAAACAGAAGCAGTTTTCGCATCCTGTGACACGTTTTTCAAGTCTTCGGAAGCGCCTCTCAGATTTATTTTCACTTCCGTTATCTTATCTGCCAATGTATTCAATGGTTTGGTAAGAAGCTCTATCTTACGGGAAATATCAGTCAATAACTTTAATTGACTAGTCTGTAATTCAGACAATCTATTTTGAGAAGCATATAATTTGGTTATTGTAGCATTATAACTGTCAACCTTAGACTGGTATTCTTTTAGATTACCCGGCTTAAAATTTATGCCTTCACTTAATTGTTTTGTGAAATTCGCATATTCGGAAGATGTGGTTTGAATATTAATCCTTATCTCATTCAACTTCTTAACGATGTTAGGATCAATCGCATCAGTAATTTTAAATTCTGCTCCTGCCATAGTCTTTTCGTAAGTTTTGGGTGATGCATGACTTCATGCACCTTCTAAGAGCAAAGATAGTGATTTTATTGATATTATGAAGATAAGGGAATAAAAAAGGGAGAAGCAAAAACTTCTCCCCGTGAAAAATAATTTATTTAAATTACCAATCATCATTTTCATTGCCTACAAGACCATTCTTCACTGCTTCTTCTATTTTATCCATAATAACATTGGAATATGCATGAGCCATAATCAATGCTTTAGATGATGTTTTCTTTGCCTTATGCTGATCCTTGGGACTGAAAGGATAACATGTTTCTATACCCCATTTTTCTATTTTCTTTGTCGTGTCCGCAGGCTGTCCTGTTGTACCAGCAGAAAAAGCTCCCATCCATCCACCTCCGATGTTCTGCTCAACCTCATAATATTGAAGCGTATATGTAACACGAATTTTTTTATCTTTAATATCAACTTTTATAACAGGGTGGATGTTAACATTATAAGCTGTCATTCCTCCAATATGTTGAGCGATTCCTCCCACAAATCCTTTAGCAATAATTACTCCCGCATCCTTATCATTCAATTTAATTACTGAGTTCGCATCGTTAAAAGATTCCGCAAACCAATGGTTTAAAGTAATATATAGCTGCTCTTTAGTCTGTTCCCCACAATCAATTATTTGCTCATAGGTCAAACTCTGATTCTTATCTAATACCAATGAAGAGCCTAAATTTTCGGCCGCTTCCACCCACTTATCACCATAGTTTTCCTTCGCATATTTTTCCAATTCTTCTGCTCTCATTACTTGAGCACTAAGATTCAGACTGAATAATGAAACAATCATTAAGAATAATACTTTTTTCATATAGTTATAATAATTTGGTTATTTTCAGCAAAGTAATATAAACTAAAACACAATTCAAAATATTACGACATATTTATTTGTAATTTAGAATATTGCCTAAATAAATTACAAACATAGCGTTTCAATCTTTATGTTTAAATTTCACCTTCTCACTTCTTTTCCCAGTGCATACAATCAGTTTGAGATGTTTGCCGTATATCCGTTCAAGTCTATTATTTTGTTCTTCCATTTTTTGAAGTATAATTTCAAGTTTATCTATTGTTTTCATAGTCTTTTAAATTATGTTGCGAATCACAACGTTAACGGGCGTAAATACTCCACCCTACCGCCCAGATTGACGGTAGGGTATCATAAATGTGAACGTTGGTAAACCTCCATACAGCATTTACGCTTCTTTATATATGTGGCAAAATAATATTAGTTCTTATAGAAGAAGCTATCTTCGGGCTTCCTCGTAAGCCTGTAGCTTAGGTACAGGCAAACAAATACTATTGTTATCTCTATCATAATTTTGGGTATAGTTGGGCTATCCGAGTGTTACCCGGATAAACAAGTTACTGATAATGTTATATTTAGGCTGCTACCTTAGAATTGTATAGTTCAAGTATGAACCTTTTCCCTGCCTCCGTCCAGTACATATGTTGTCTGGTCTTGATATTACCTAGGCTGTCGGTATATGCGTGCGGCCGATGCACCGTATATCCTTTATCCCGGTATTTGGAATAGAGATAGTACACTCCGCTTTCCTTATATTGTATTCCCCATTGGCAAAGGAGTTTGTTTAGCTTGATGTCAGATATACCGATGCAGGAAGCTATCATCTTAACGGTAAGATAGCCTTTGGAGGAAAGGACCTTGTTGCAGTATTCTACTTTCGGGGCTGCTTGGCGTAGCTGTTCTTCTTGTAATGCGTTCTGGTGTTCAAGACGCTGTTTTTCCTCCCGTTCGCTCTTTAACTGTGTAGCCAGACTGATAACCAAGTCTGGATTATTAATCATTTGTTCAAGTGTTGGCTGTGTGGCGGTCATGCCGTATTGAAGCAACTCTTTGATACGCTTATTACACCATATAGCGAATGATGGAGATAACCAACGGGCAAATTCCAATGCAACATCTTCGTGAAGCCATGTGCCTTGTTCGTTATTACCACCTTTAACTACTTGAATTAGTGCCGATATGGGAATATGCATATCGGCTGAAAGTGCTTCTGTGAACTCGGTAGTAGCTTTCAATCTAAGCCAATCCCCTACTAATTTACCAAACGGCTTTGCCATTTCTGTGGCATTTACCATAACACTATCGCCTTTCTGAAAGGTAATAGGACTTCCGTTGTATTGGAAGATTTGATTTTCATTCAACTGTCGCATAATAATGAAAATTAAAAGTTAATAAATAAAGAAAGCAGAGAATTTCTCCAACTTGCGACAGTTCCATATCGGCTTTGGGGCGAATATGTACGGAGAAACCTCTGCTTATATTTTAAGCAATACTTCAATATCGGGCATAAAAAATTCCCAATCCGAATATGATAATAAAACTGTCGCACTGCAAAGGTACAACATTTTTTCAAACAAACAAATAATGAAAATATATTTTTCATTGTTATTTTCACACACATAATATCCATCTTTCTAATGACTTTCAACACGCCACAATATGCCTTACCTGTAATTTCTGCAATTTGCAGTGAACTTATTGTTCTTTTTTCGCCATTTTCCCCATCAATAGGTACTAACTTATTAAAATTTTCCATATCTTTGCGATATAAGATTAATATTGTTCCCCGTTGGCGGCTCAGTCACTTCCGCCTTTGGGGATTTATTTTGACTGATTGTAGCAGGTGGGGAATCGAACCTCATTGTGCCATTATTCACTCCTGCTTTCCTCCCTTATACTATCCACGCTTGGAATCGTATAAAAAGAAAGTCCCGTAATAGGTGCAAGCTACTACGGAACAGTCATATATAAACTCCAATAGGAGAATATTTAATCAACATCAAGTAACGCTTTGCACTTGTTACAGATACAAAGGTAAATGATGTTTTTATCTTATACAATGGTATGAATATTAAACAAAAGACAATATCAATTAATAGTAATACTAAGTAACGCATAGTAATATATAGTAACGCAATTATTAAATATCACATTCGCAATTTAGACAAAATCTAAATTATAACATAATTGATAGTTTTGTTTTTCAATAAAAAAATAAATGTCTTTTTTTGCACAAAACATTTGTAACAAACGAACTGTTTTTAGATATAAGCATCATTAATCATGGGAATATAATATGGCTGAAAAAAAACAAAGTTACACAGAGGAAGAATTGAATGAAATGATTGCATGGTTTAATGATCATGCTAACCAACTTCCCAAAACAATGCAAATTAACAAATCTGCGTTCACTCCAGATTTAGTCCTCACTATCGAAAGCTGCATCATGCAGGCGAAACAAAATTTAGGAAATTACAAGATGGAAGGATCATTCTTGCTTCTAAGGCAAATAAGAGCCAATATTGAAAAAGGAGAAAACGATCTTTTGTAGATCCGTCCTTTACATAGATAGCGGTAATCCTTCCGGATGTCCGCTATCATTTCACGGAAATATGAATTCAATAAACTCGCCTGACCAGTTTTCACCTTCACGACAGAATTTATACACATCTCCAACCTTGTATAATATATAAACACATTCATCCATAACAGCAGCCTTCTCTGCGATTGAACGCATATGTTCCATCTCCCTCATTGACTTATTTCCTTGGCACAAGCAGTTTTTCATAGTTCGCACCTCCTTATAAATTTCTCAATAGAGGGCATAAGCCTGTACGTAACATAATGCCTCCTTGCTTTGGAGCTTACCTTGAAAATTTTATAGCCATATTTCTTCTCAATATCAGAACCAAAAGAAACGCCATAGCTGGCAATCCTTATACCATTTGATATTGGTATTGCCGTGATGGAACTATAAAAATCTCCACGTATGATAAGGTTTGGAGTATTGTTCCCTCTTGCAGAAAAACCCAGATATGAAGGTTTCGGTTTCTGTATCTTTGTCTTCCAATTTTTATAGCGTTCGGCGTTTTTCTTCCAATGCTCTCCATAAGTTTTTTTAAAGTATGGGTCCTCAGTATATCCAGGGATCAAAGGATTTTCATCTCCATCAACACCACTATATAGCTGTTCTCGTACATATTCCTCAAACTGAGGAGCATCCTTTTCCATCTTATCCCTTATCATTGGCTGAATGCCATCAGCCAATTTCTTCCAACATCTCGCGTATTCCTCCAATGTCATAGCAAAAACGGGGGATCAATCTCCCCCGCCTCCTAAATTACTGTTATTGATAATTCTATTATATACGGAAACCAGCCTTGATTTCCGCCTTTCTCTAGAAATGTCCTTCCAGAATACATCTATATTCTGAGCGACAAACTCATCCAATGAAAGTTTGGCCACCTCGGACTCTATAAATGTGACTCCATTAATTCTCATTGTACCCATTGTTCAATCCCAATGACCCCATTAGCCTGTAAAATAGAAGGAGATTTAAGCACCGGTACACCTCCTGTCGCTGTAAGCACACCGTTACTGTATTCCAGTGCTGACGCACCAGAAACGACTGTTGAAGCCTTCTCAGACAATACAGCGCCATAATATGCAGTAAGGTCTGTGCGGTCATAGTGATCCACGAGTTTATATGTATTCTCAGGAGATGTCATTTTCACAAATTCAACATAATTCAATCCCTTGAGAACATTTTCCAAATTTACACCCGATTGTTTTACAGACATGTTTTTCATCATCTTCTCCGTATCGGAATACATTGCATTAAACGCAAGATAAGCCTTTTGTCCGCTTGAGTCATAAGTCTGCCCTGTAGGGTAAACCCCTGACAAATCGAATCCTGCAAGCTCGTCTGTTCCGTCATCCTCTCCGTAGATAACATTATTCTTGTCAAAAACATACATATCAAACAATGTATCCTTGTTGGCTACAAGATTAGCTTGTAAAGCTAGATTAAACTTACGCAACGTGAATGTATCCGTCCTTGCCGAATAGCCCGTTATTTCCGAACCGGCATAACCATTTTCCGATGTATTGGGTTCACCACCGCTTACCGCATATTCCGAAAATCCTGTAATAGGATAAATTCTGTCCGGATAATCAGCATGACAAGCCTCTTCCAAAGCATCAGCAGTCAGTTCCTTTGGCAGTTTTTTGCCATGAATGACCAATATAACACCTGCTACCTTGTCCGGTTGCAGGGGGCAGTAATTCATTCCAGTATTAAATCCGGACGTGCTGCCGCACTCTCTAATATCTGTTCGCATAACAATTCTGATTTTTAACTGTTAAATCCAAATTCTTTATTTCAATAGCATCTATCTTTTCGCCAACTTCCTTACCGTCAACATCAACAGCACCACGTCTTCCAAAACTATAATTTTCTGAATATGTATGGCTTACAATACCGGAGTAACCGAAATCAAATTTATCACATTTTTTTAACTCTTCTATGAATCTGTAATACAAAGGTCGAAGAATACCTTCAAAAGATATCTCACGACGTTGTTCATTTGTATACTTTTCCAATGTATTGGTAGCGATTATTATGTTTACAGATGCCTTACAAAAATAATCCTCACTATCCCTTTCCTCGTCTAAGGGAACATACAGCCCTATCATTGGGAATTTTCCCAATGCTGTCACCCTGCTTTTCCCAAGAAGAAGAAGTGTTTCCCTTATATAAGAACTGTCACCATATATGTAATTTATCTGTTGATCCATTCTTTTTGACAAGGAAGCACATACATCTGATATTATATCGATTATCATATTCCAAGAGAATTAATTGTTTCCAACAATTCGAAATCGGTGGCGATATCCGGATAGTCCGCTTTATTTGATTTAAGCCACCTCACAAGTCTGATATTCATTCTTACCATGTCATTCCATGCGAATATCATTTTCCTTTCTGGACTTACAAGACGGCCGTCATCTTCGTCAGCCTTCACACCTGTAATAGTTGCCTGTGCATGATTATGTCTCAAATAATGAAAATATATATAGTTGGCAATAGGGGATTTGGAAACCTCACTATCACCATCACTATATCTCACGACAAGACGCGCTATAAGATCATCCCATCTTTTTTCCTTCGTTTTCCTTTCGTTGGCAATATATGATGAGAATTCCTCATACAACTTCTCTCCAAGGAGTTTTCCCAGATATTCCGACTCATATTGCATTACAAAGCCTTGAAGGCTGGCAACTATCGCCTTATTAGTCTCAGAGGGAGTATGTATATTCAATACAGCACCCTCAATATCAAGAATACCTCCTTGAAAAAAAGTATAATCCACTAACATTACACAATATCTTTGAGGTTCTTCTTTTTATTGAACAAGTCTTCAGCACCGATTTTCTTAGCATCCTCTATCAATTCCGTAGGAACGGTGGCAACACGCCCATCTTGGAAGAACTTAGCTGCAAGTAACATATTAACACTTACCTTATCACCTTTTTTATAAGAAGCTCCGTCCTTTGCGAACTCAACCTCATAAGTTTTAGTCAAATTTACCTTCATAGCATATATAAATTTATCCGCCGACAGCGACGGGGGTTATAGCTTCAATAACGGTTGCAATCTTATCCTTGACAAAAGCTGTTTTATATTGTTTTTTGATATAAACCATCAATCGTTTCTCACCAAGGATAGTCACCATATTTTTAGTGAAATCATCATTTTCCCACCCAAGTGTAATGGTAAGGACCCAGACATCACGGATGTTAAGATAGTTAAAATCTCCAACCCAAATATCACCTTGTTTGATCGCAGTGCTGGTTTCCACTCTCAGACCTTGAATCAGTTCATCACCAATACGGAAAGGACGAAGATATTGCCCATTAACATCCTTAGTCAACTGCATTTGTGCATAGTCAAGAGGATGCATGAGCACAAGGTTTGGGCGATAAGCCATATTGGACATTGACACAATCTGTGTATACATACCAACAATAACATCATAAGTGTTGGGCTTATCTACTTTCAGAGTTGTCAAGGAGAATGTAGGTATATCACTCCCAATCCCTTTAATCTGACCACCAGAACCAGTACCAGACAGAATACCTTCTTCTTCTTTCAAACCAATACGATTGATAATCTCAGCCCTAACCTCCGCAACCAACTGAGGCAAATCAGATAATGTTTCTTCGGTTACTTTTGTGCCAAGAGCCACTTTGCCAGCATTGATAGTAACTTCTGACAATGTACCGCTCATCATAGGCTTAAGACCGCCTTCTGGAACCCATTCGGCTTCTTCTTCACCCGGATTGAACTCCGCATAAGTTAATGATCGTGTAGATATTGCTGCCACATTGGCAAATTTACGGATTACAGTCTGAGAACGCGGATCAACAGATAACTGACTATCAATTGTCATGTTATAATGTGGTGCCACACCTGTACTCTTCAAGGGCTCAACATCCTTTTTGCTCATAACAAGTGTAAGGCTTTTCTTGAATCCAGGAGACTGCTTACAAGCTGTTTTCAAGTCCACGGATTTCTCTCCATGTTTGCCTACAGTAATGAAATCCTTCAATTGCTCTTCAATCTGCTGGTCTACAGATTTGAAAACCGTTTCCCCATCTTCATTCTTATGCATTGCACCCTTCATGCGAACAATTATCTCTTTCATCTCACCAAGTTCCTTACGCACTGTTTCCAATTCCTTTTCGGAGTCTATCTTTTGAGTAACCTCATTTAATTTATCCTCAAAAGTTTTTTTGTCGATAGTATCGTTCATGAAATCACCTACAGTAGCGTTTATTGCGTCCTGCAACGCCTGTAATGACTTCACGGAAACCTCATCCATTCCCGACAAATCAATTTTGCTTAAAAAGTCAAATTTCATACTTCTTTAAGTTTTAAAGGTTTTGTAAATATTTTTATTTTTTCATCGGCTCCCTCTTCATCAAGTGGCTTGCCTGCCGGCTTGTATCGAGCGAGTGACATCGCTTTTCTTATTAACGTTTGAACTTCCTCTCTCTTCCTTATTGGAAGTCCTTTACATACATCACTTATTTCAACCGGAAGTGATTCCAACGCACTTTCATATTCTTCTGCCGATTTCAGACCAAGATATTCAGTTTCCCCGTTACATCCTATGGACACTACGGATATCTCATATAGAATGACTTCCTTTACAACCAAACAGTCACGTTCCCTATCATATTCACATTTTTCCCATACATAACTATAACCTATAGAGAACTGGTTCAAAGTTCCACTTTCAAGCTGTTTCAACGCTTGATTCCCTCTTTCCACATCATCAATAGACGCTTCAAAGTAAAGCCCTTTCTCATCTTCTTGCAGAAGCGTAATGCGTCCTATAGGTTCATGCATGTCATGCATCCACAACATGATAATCTTATCATTAGCAGAACTTTCCGGACCTCTCTCCTGTATACTTTTTGAGAAACATCCTTTCAAGAGCATATCACCGAACTTATCAATGTTATTGAAAATTGCGGCATAACCACTGATAGTTCTGCTGCCAGAATCATATTGTATCTCCTTTGCATAAAAAGATAAGGATTTATACTGCTTCCCCAGCCTGTCCTTGTATTTGCTTGTCTCCATCATTATTTATTTCTATTTTAAATTCCCCTTTTGGGTTATCCGGATCAATATCTGTAAAATTAGACATCTCAGTTCTTGCCTCCTCAAAAGTAATCAGCCGGTTGTTATACAATGAAGCTATAGCATTAGAGGCTGTAGACAAGGCATCCGCCAACTCTTTCATGTCCTTTTGAAGACAAGCGACATGAGTAAAGTCCATTTTGATTATTGCTCTGTCCTTACATATAGCATTAGTCAAAGCCTCTGTTATACATTCACTGTCAGGAATAATAAGATCCTGATATGCCGCTTTCTTTGCCTGAGAAGAGTTATCATAAGTACTTCCTTGTATAATCAGATTGGCGTCAAAACCTATGGTCTGAGCTATCGCCTCCAAACACGCCTTATCTTCCTCATGAAGCTTCAATTGTTCCGTATTTGATCCTAATGTAATCCATCCCAGTTTCTTAGGAGTCACCATGATTTCATACAACTTATGCACTATGCCATATTTCCTTTTAAAATCATTCTGCAATTTTTGGGATTCAGACGGAGTAATGGCGGCATTCCCTACATCAGTCGTATCATTCCCGTACAATATCCCTTTTGGACCTCCATTAACTATAAGATTTCCTCTCCCTATCAGTTGAGCCATATAGTTTCGCGTATGCGAAGATAATGCGTCTACAGGGGAATGGAAGGCAATTTTCCCTCCATTATTGCTTGGAATATCCATTATTGAATCGTATATGACAAAATATTCCTCATCCCCAAGCTCTATATTTACATCTCCCCAACGTATATATACCCTTTTAGCAATTGAAGAAAGTTCTGTCTGAGTAAATGGGTCTTTACCGAATGATTCCATATAAAATAATTCGGGAGGTATTACCATCATGGATTTAGGCAGGTCGGATTTTAAAGCTCTCAATGTATAAATAGGGCAAAATCCGAAACATTTTAAGGATATCTCAACCTGTTTTATAAAGGAACGCCCACTCTGTATTATATTTGGACGATTTAAGAGAGTCACAATATCTTTAAAACTCCTCTTTTCATTCCCGTTCATATCTGTCACGTAATATCTTCCGTTCTGAATCATTCTTCCGCAATGATCTAGAACCATTGCAAACGGCCAACATTCATGCAAGGCTCTTGCTTTCCCCTCAACAGTAGACATATCGTAATCTATATTTCCTTTATTGCCAGGAAACAGGCTCTCTACCCATTTAGGTACATAAATAAAATTACCCCCATCATCCTTACCATGATAGGTGGCTTCATCATACATATCCTTATTTGACTTCTTTAAAGAAGGTATCTTAAACCAGTGTCTCATATACAACAATAAAGGCAACCGCCGTTATAATACAGCAATTGCCTCCACAGTGATCACGTTCTAAAAGTGGGTATGGTGCAACTTCACACCATGAAGGCAATTGCCTGTTACAAAGGAACAAATTAATTTATTAATTAACAAGTAATTCAAATATTATTTTCGTTTAATATAAATTAAAATAATAAACTTCCAATTTATATACTCTAAAAATACCCATATTAAAAAAAGACCAACATTTTTTGTACAACATCCGATATTTTTTTGCCAAAGTTTTGATATATCTTAAAAATATACCAATTATATATTATATTTTTTCGATACGTAATAAGACAGTGCTGCTACAGAATAAATTGCAGCGCAATCATCTGAACCATTATAGTCCAATACTCCATCCATAAACTCATTGTATTGCGGTATCTTGTCATAGTCTGAACGGAACATCACATTATTTTTGATAAAATCCAAAAAAGCAGATATCCTAGCGTCTGCTCCCATATTTTTATGTATGATTCTGACATCATATCTATCCCTTAAGCCCCGTGCTATAGGAAAATAATTTTTTTCACTTTCAAACAAGATCTCCGCAGGAGATATCCCTTCTAAAAATGACAGAAGAACATTTTCATCAAATGAACTTATATATGTCACATTATCGATATATATTCGCTCATTTACATAACATGAAACCATAATAAACTTTCCGGCATATTCGGGAAGAACATATACAAGTCTTGTCCCCTGAATATTTTTAGATATATCATAATATCTCATATCTTTATTTTCCTGCTTAATTTTACTTCGTTTTCTTTTTAAGGAGAAACGAGTATATTCATCCTTAAACACCCATACGGTAATATAACGTAAGCAGTCGCAAATGTGCCCGTACTTCTCATAAGACTGCCCCGTAACCTTATCCTTAACTCTCGTCTTCAACATTCCACCGTTAACATCCTTCTTGGCATTATTATAATCAACAACTGAATTCTTACATCCGTCATCTACTGAAAAACACATTCCGGAACCACCATCAAGCATGTAATTGACAAACTCACCAGACATGGGCACGGACGGATTAGAATATGGTATCCTTTCTTCGACATGGTAAGTACCTTCCAGCCCTTCTACGAACTTGTCAAGGAATGACCTCTTTTCATCATCTATAGTATTCCCATTCCTTGTTGAAGCGTCACCATATAAATACAGCATATCATTGTATCTGATTGACCGCAGATAATCAACAGCCATCCGAGATGCATGCGTTACTGTGTTAAAGGGATCACCGGCACATATCTCATTAAACTGCCTTATATGACTTCCGTCCACTTGATAAAAACAAATCGAAATATAGGGAAGAACATTGTTATCAATAGAAATATGCACAGGAAGTCCCTTGATATATCGTGTTGTTTTAATATGCCTATTAGAATCGAAAGCATATAGAAACTCACCCCCCGTCTTAATACTACCCCATTCACCCAGCGCATATACCCGGTAATAGTTGTAATCATGTTCCTTGTACCATTGATAATTGGATATTGTCTGCCTGTCATAATATCCATATTTACCGTCCGGAGAACCAACCACCCAAAAATTATTTTTATAAGACGAATGCAGTTCTATTGTATCCGATGGGTACTTTTCCAGCTTTCCTGTACGTTCATTGGCGATCATTCTAGGTTTGCAACCCCGTTTCCCTAATATTGTGCTGTATGCCTTTGGCAAAGAACTTTTAGTAAGAGGATTTTTCACTTCGCCATATAGTTCATTTGGAAGATCGTCCCATTCATAAGTATCAAGAATTTTCGTTTTAATCCATGAATCCTCAGATACAGGATTAAAATTGCATATTATCTGCAACCCTTCCTTACCTCTAAGACGGAAACGTATCTGAGTAAAATCTTCATATTCGAACTCGGTTGCTTCTTCCATCACTATCCAACGATATCCAGTGATAGACTTTATTTTTTCAGGATCATCAAGCCCTGTAAAGTCAATTTTACAACCATTTACACAAGTTATATTATTTTCCTTAGGCACAAAGAACTGACTCAGTTGAAGAGCCTTTAGTTGGGTCTTAAACTCTTCATACACTGTATTCCTCAGACTAGCTCCCACTTTTCTTACAACAAGAGCCGAACCTTCGCAAGAAAATACAGACAACAACACAGCCTGTGTCGTAGATACAGATTTTCCCGATGAAGAACCACCTCTGTTTATAATGTACCTGATATTCTTGTCATGCATAGCCTTACGGATATGCCAAAACAGAGGATTGAACAACTTATGTGAGAATACCATCTCTATCATCACTCGTCCCCAATTATCATGCGCACATTAGTACTGACATCACTTTTTACCGGAGCATCCCATCCAAGCATCTTGCTTATCTGTGTAATGGCGGCTATCTTGCTGTATAGCCGTATCTCCACTCCATATTGAGTGTTCTTAATTGACTGTATGCATAGACGGACGGATTTCGGAATATTCTCAACAGACTTTACCATATATGTATCTTTACCAGAGGACAGCAGATCTATCGGATCAACATTCACCACGCTTGCAAGAAAGCGAAGCACATCATCCTTCTTCATATCAAACCTCTCGCAAGCCTCAACCTGAAGTTCATTCAACCGGGAGGCCACATCTGAATTTTTGAGAAGGTCAAACGCACGTTTGCGCACAGTTCCGTCCTTCCAATTCACACTGCATGGATAAGCTTTCCGATACGCCTCTGATGCGTTACCCGTTTCTATATAATAGTGGCAAAATTTTTCTCTATTTATTACAAGTTTCTTTTTCATAAAAGTCTTTTCGTCCGAAGAACGTACCGCGCTCCTTTACACGGGATCATTACAATTCAAAGTTACGGAAAATATGAATAAAACAAAAAACATACCATTTAATTCATGTACCCTAAAAGTACCCTAAATTCATTTCTTTTTAAGTATTTCAATACATTCCTTTATCCCATCATCGAAACCTTGTTTATAGCCTCTAGTATATTCCCCTATATTATATACCGTCATTGACAGAAAAAATAGAAGGATACCTAAAGCCTTATGCCAACCAGGAAGCGAGATGGAAAATGGCTTGAATGTTATTGTAAGATCACCAACCCATAATAGGGCGATAATACATGTAGATATAAATAAAATTGTTTTCATCGCTTATTTTCTTTCAATAATTCCGGATTATCATATATGTTACCTATCACTTCAAGATGATTACCTTTGCACAATAAAAATCCACGTTGATTATTTAACAAACGAAACCCACCATCAATATAATCTACTGAAAAATTGTCGTAACCAGCAACATTGGAACAAAAAACTCCATTAGGAATATCAATCCCATATTCTTCTATGTTGCTATCCAAATAATTGGATAATATTTGTTTTAAATTAACTATTCTAT